TTAACCAACGACTACGTATTGACTTCCCGGATGTGGCAGGATAAGGGCGCGTATGGCAAGCGGCGACCATTATCACGAAAGCCAATCAGAAAGTTCAGGTGGCGGGCTCCGGCAAGAAATTACGTGGGTTGCGCCATGGGGCTTATCGCCCTGATCTTGTGGTGCTGGACGATATTGAGAATGACGAACAAGTGCGCAGTGCCGAACAGCGCGACAAATTGCACGATTGGTTGAAAAAGACCGTGCTCCCGTTAGGCGCGGCAGGCGACAAGCTGGACGTGGTGTATATCGGGACTATCCTGCATTACGACAGCGTATTGAACCGCACTTTGAGCTCCAAGGCGTGGAAAACCGCCAAATTTAAAGCCTTGAAGAAAATGCCCGATGACATGGCGTTGTGGGATAAATGGGAAGATTTTTTCTTAAATGAAGGTGAAGCAGTTGCGGATGCCTTTTATTACGCCAATCAAGCGGCAATGGATAAAGGCTCAGAAGTGAGTTGGGCGGCGCGTCCGTTACTTACGCTGATGAAAATCCGCGCCCGTGATGGCCATGCCACATTTGACTCCGAGTATCAAAATGACCCGTTAAGCAGTGATGATGCGATTTTTGCCAATGCCATTAAATACTGGACGGAACTGCCGTCCGATTTGATTTATTTCGGTGCAGTTGACCCGTCACTCGGCAAAGCAGGGGCAAGCCGTGACCCATCGGCGATTTTAGTGGGCGGTTATCAGCGTGCCACAGGTAAATTGTATGTAGTCGAAGCGCAGGTGAAAAAACGCTTGCCGGATTTAATCATCGAAGATGTGATCCGTTTCCAACAGCAATACAAGTGCCACCGTTGGTTTGTTGAGACCGTGCAATTCCAGGAATTTTTGAAAGATGAACTGGTTAAGCGCTCGGCACAACGTGGTGCCCCTGTGCCGGCAACCGCAATTAAGCCAAACACAGACAAAATGCTTCGTATTGAAAGTTTACAGCCACACATGGCGAATGGGTTAATTTTATTACATAGCTCACAAGCGACCTTAATTGCGCAACTGCGTCACTTTCCGAAAGCTGACCATGATGATGGCCCAGATGCACTTGAAATGTTGTGGAAGAATGCTATCACCAACGCCGCCCCGATTGAGTGGATAGGCTTAAACGATGAAGACTTGGGGCATGATGATTTTGATGCGGAAGATGATTTATATAGCATTTGGCGAGGATAAAACATGAAATTTTTGGAAAAAATTAAAACATTGGTAGGCTTAAAAACAGAACCGACCCAAACCGACGAAGCAATGGTGACAGCTAATGGGCGTGTTTTATCTGACCACCCGAGCAACCGCATTACGCCGTCCAAGTTAAAAAGCATCTTAGAGGATGCGGAAAACGGCGATATTACGGCACAGCACGAGTTATTTATGGACATCGAAGAACAAGACAGTGCCATCGGTGCGAATATTCAGACGCGTAAACGAGCGATTTTGACGCTGGATTGGCGCATTGCTGAACCACGCAATGCGACACCGGCAGAAGAAAAACTCCAAACCGAAATTGACGAGTTGTTTTATCAATATCCAAACCTTGAAAACCTTCTTATGGATATGATGGACGCAGTCGGACATGGTTTTTCCGCCATCGAAATTGAGTGGAAATTGGAAAACGGTAAGTATATTCCGCATAACTTTATCCCACGGCCTCAGTCTTGGTTTAAGTTAGATAAACATGACAATTTATTATTAAAAACTCCAACCAATCCCATGGGCGAGCCATTAAGACAGTTCGGCTGGGTGGTGCATTCGCACAAGTCCCGCTCGGTGCAACTGGCGCGTATGGGATTATTCCGCACACTGGCTTGGCTTTATATGTTTAAGCATTATTCGGTGCGGGATTTTGCCGAATTCTTGGAGCTTTACGGCATGCCGATTCGTATCGGGAAATATGGTGCAGGGGCAACAAACGAAGAAAAACGCACGCTATTACGAGCTCTTGCGCAAATCGGACATAACGCCGCAGGGATTATGCCTGACTCTATGACCGTCGAATTGCATAATGCGGCAAATGCCAGTGCCACCAATAACCCGTTTTTACAGATGACGGACTGGTGCGAAAAATCCATTGCTCGCCTGATTTTAGGGCAAACGCTCACATCAGGCGCAGATGGCAAAAGCTCAACTAATGCGCTGGGTAACGTACATAATGAGGTGCGCCGTGATTTGTTGGTGTCTGACGCTAAACAAGTGGCGCAGACCATTACACAGCAAATCATCCTGCCTTATTTGCAGATTAATGTTGACCCTAATATTGCCTTGCACAGAGTGCCATATTTTGAGTTTGACACCAAAAAATACGACGATTTAAGCACCTTTGCGGACGCTATCCCTAAATTGGTGGGGATTGGTGTGCAAATCCCCGAAAAGTGGACGCGCGACAAGTTAGGCATTCCAGAAGTGCAAGACGGTGAAGCGGTTTTAAAACCGTTTCAAAACGAATTAAAAATACCCGAAAAACAGACCGCACTTTCTGCCCACGTGGTGGGGTGTCAGTGTGCGGGGTGTTTGGGTAAAGGTACGCACGTGGCGTTGTCCGCTGGCAATAAGAGCGAAACGGAACAGGATTTGTTGGATAGCTTGTTAGATAACGGCATGACACAGGTTGACTTTAACCAACAATTAGATCCAATGGTGCAAAAAGCCGTGGCGGTGTTATCAGCCTGTAACAGCTTTGAACAAGCCAGTGATAAACTGGCGGAGCTTTACCCGGATTTAACGTCAGAAGCCCACGAACGCTACTTAACCAGTGCATTATTCTTGGCGGATTTGTTAGGGGCATCCAATGCCGAACGCACCTAAATTTCTCATCGGCATGGAGCCGACAGAAGCCATTGAATTTCTCCGCCAGAAGAAAATGCTGGCGGGGAAAGTGTTTATTAAAGACTTACAAGACAGCGCGTTAGCCCGTGCGACGACTATTGCGCGCTTGTCTAGTCTTGAAATGACCAAAGACATTTATCAGTCATTGGAAACCGCTATGCGCGAAGGCAAGGGATTTAATCAATGGAAAAAAGAATTGCTTGGTGAGTTTGAGCGCAAGGGCTGGGTATTTGGTAAGGATAAAAGTATTAGCCGTGGGAAAGATGGGAATTTATTGGCTGACCCGAAAACGGGCGAATATTTTGGCACGCCCCGCCGTTTAAATACGATTTACCGAGTGAATATGCAGTCTGCTTATTCTGCTGCCCGCTATCAACGCATGCGGGATAATGTGGATAATCGCCCTTACTGGCAGTATTCTGCCGTAGGCGACGAAAGAACCCGTCCTGCTCACTTAGCATTAAGCGGCAAAATTTACCGTTATGATGATCCGTTTTGGGCGACATTTTACCCACCGAATGGGTTTAATTGTCGTTGCTCGGTGATTGCGCTTGGTGAACGGGATTTAAAACGCCGTGGCATGGATAAGCCGGACGATAGCTCAGAATTTTTAGTTGAGGTGGAACGCCCTGCCGATAAAGCGGGAAATCGTGAAAAAACCATTGGTTTTAAATTGCCCGACGGCACGATACGGGTGACGGATAAAGGTTTTGATTACAATGTAGGACGACTGAACTATAAGCCAAATTTGGATCTTTACCCGGAAAAGCTGGCACATCAGTTTGCCAAGACAGAAATGACTGGGGCTGAGTTTAAGTTAGATTATGCTAAGTTATCCGCCTATTTAGAACCACACATCCCGCATTACCTATCTCTGAAAGGACGAAAACCACGAAGTGATCTTTTGCAGGGATTGCGTGATAAATATTCACAAAATTTCAAATTTGCCGCCGGTGTATTAAGCGAAAAAACAAGAAAGCAAATTGGAACGGAGCTTAAGACGGTTTGGCTTTCCGACGACTCTATGGTAAAACAAATTGCTAATCGTTATGGACAGTTTGGCGTTGATACTTATGAGAAGTTACCGGATGTGCTTAATTCGCCCGATGAAATTAAATCAAGCAAAGGTAATCACTTTGAGTTTTATAAAACGATAAATGGCGAACGGTATGTGGCAGTGGTTAAAATACTGGAGCAAGTAAAAGAACTTTACATGCAGTCATTTAGACGGGATTAATACGCACCGTTAGGTGGGACTCGGACACCCCACACATATTTCCCGGGTCTATTTCACCCCATCGTTTAGCAGTTTCCGAGAATCACTGCGACAAACGGTGCTTAATTGAATATATCGCCTTTTGTTTTGAAAAGCAACGCTTATGATAGAAATCGAAATTAATAATGCGCAACAAATTGCCTACATCCTAAATAAACTAGCAAATGCCGCTCAAGATCGTACTCCACTCATGCGTAGCATTGCCGGCACGATGGAGTCCGCCGTATTACAAAACTTTGATGTAGGTGGCCGTCCTAAGTGGCTTGGATTGAAATACCGCCAAGGCACACCGCTAGTTGATACAGAAAATCTGATGAACAGTATCACAAGTTATTATGATAATGACAGCGCAGAGGTCGGCACCAACGAACCTTACGCGGCAATTCATCAATTTGGTGGTAAAGCCGGACGCGGTCGAAAAGTGGATATTCCTGCCCGCCCATTCTTGGTTTTAACCCCGCAAGACGAAGACGATATATTGGAGGACGTGCAAGCCTATTTTCGGAGTGTAGTTAAATAAAACATAAAACCGCGCTAAATCGCGCGTATTTGCGTTTTTATGATTATAGGGGCAATTTATCGAATGATTTTTTTTAAAACGATTTAAAAGGATTTAAAAAGGTTTTAAAAATGGTTTAAGATAAGATACAGCATCGAATTCATTTTTTCAAAATTTCTAACCTGGAGGGGAGTGTGGAAGACGCTCCCCTCTTTTCATTTTTTCCTATCCGTTATTCTGTTATCCGCTATTAAAGAACGAGGATAACAAACGATGCACATTAAGCCGATTGCGTTAAGTTTCGAGCTTAACAAAAAAACAAATGGGCGTATTCAGTTGTTCCCCTTTGGTCGTTTTTATTCGCAAGATGGACGCACCGAAGGTGCAGGAGGCTGGTATGTAGATGACACTAACGGCTACGCTTTAGCTGAAGACATTAATCAGCTAAAGATTAAGCTCATGATCGACTACGAACATCAAACCCTATTTATTGAGAAAAACGGCAAACCTAACCCTGCCGCAGGTTGGATGGAAACGGCGGAGTATATTTCAGGTGAAGGCATTTTTGTCGATGTAGATTGGACAAAAAAAGCCCATCAACAAATTCGAGACGGGGAATATCGTTACATTTCTCCTCTGTTTTTGACTGAGCCGGACGGCAAGGTGACGAAAGTGCTGAATGCAGCATTAACCAATCGCCCTGCTTGTCATGACTTGGCAGAAGCTGTCGCCTTTTCATCTCAATTTCATCAACATCAACACAAAAAGGACAATTCCATGTTGGAGTTATTACGCCAATTATTCGGCACGCTTGAAGCGACCGAAGACGAAATTAAACAAAAACTGACCGCACTTTCTGCGGCGAAGGGCGACAGCCCGGTGGCACTCAGTGATGTGTACGGTAAGTTAAAAGAAAAAGACAGCGAAGTCGTCGCTTTGAACGCCAAAGTCGGCGCAGAGCCTGATCCGAGCAAATATGTGCCGTTATCGGCAATGAAAGACGTGCAAGACAAACTAAATGCGTTAAGCGCGCAAGTGCAAGGTGACAAAGTCAATGACTTAATTCAAACCGCGTTGTCTGACGGGCGTTTATTGCCATCACAAAAAGACTGGGCGGAAAAATTAGGTAAATCCGACATTACCGCACTTTCCGACTATTTAGCCGTGGCTACCCCGAATCAGGCTTTAGCGGGCGGTCATCAAGCGAACGAAGACCCGAATAAAGGCAATGTGGTGGCATTAAGTGCGGCAGAACAGGCGGCAGCTCGTGCATTAGGTATGACTGAAGCCGAATATATCAAAGCAAACAAGGAGCAAAAATAATGAGCTTTAAAAAATCCGAAGTTTTAAAAGCGATTGAAACCCAGTTTAAAAAAGACTTTGCTGCCGGTTTAGGTTTAATTAAACCGCAGTGGGACTTAATTGCAATGAAAGTATCATCCAACACCAAAGTGAACACCTACGGCTTTTTAGGTCAATTCCCGAAAATGGTGGAATGGGTGAATAAACGTCAACGTAAAGCAATGCAAGCCCAAGGTGCTAGTATTGAAAACAAACTTTACGAAAGCACTGTGGGCATTCCTCGCACTGACATTGAAGACGACCAAGTGGGCTTATTCCGTCCGATGGTACAACAAGCGGCACAAAGTGCGGCTGAATTGCCTGATGATTTGGTGTTTGGCTTGTTAAAAGCCGGTAAAACAACCTTGTGTTATGACGGCCAAAATTACTTTGACACTGACCACCCTGTTTTTGACAACGTGGACGGTACAGGCTCAAGCAAAGAGCAAAGCAATATCACCACCGGTACGAAAACAGAAGCACCAACGTTTTATATTTTCGACACCACCAATGCGATTAAACCATTAATTTGGCAAGAGCGCACAGCACCGGAAATCGAAACGAAGTTTGACCCGTCCAAGTCCGACACCGTATTTAACGAAGATATTTACGAATGGGGTGTGCGTGCCCGTGGTGCGGCTGGTTTTGGTTTTTGGCAACTTGCCCACCGTGTTGAGAAAACAGAACTCAATGCTGAAAACATCATGAAAGTGATTGCCAAAATGCAATCCTTAAAAGGTGATGGCGGCAAATTGTTAAACATTCGTCCGAATGTGATTTTAGTGCCACCGGCATTAGAGTTCCAAGCTCGTCAAATTTGCGAGGGCGAAATCATCAACGGTACGACCAATATCTTAAAAGGTCGTTTGAAAGTGATTGTGTCACCACAAATCATCGAAGAATAACCAATCAGGGCGGGAAACCGCCCTAGGAGTTAATGATGGCTAAGAAAAACCAAAAAGACGATGTAACGCAAGACGTGCAAACGGCACCGGAAGAACAGGTGCAAACCCAAGCTGAAAACGGTGCAGATAACGCCGAAAGTGCGGTAGAAAAACACGATGAATCGGACGACAAAGAAGGGCAAGTGATTGTGCCTATCGGTTATTCGATTAAATTGCGTGAAATCCATCCTCAAGCAACCTATGGTCGTTGCGGTTATCGCTTTAACAAAGCCGATGCGGTTTACATCGCAGTGGATGACTTAACGGCAGAACAAACCTTAACCTTGGCGGAAGACCCTTGGTTAGAGCTTGTCCCGGTGTGTGAGGATTAAGCCATGTATGCAACGGTAAAAGATTTCGTTTTGCGCATCGGGGAGTTTCAAGCGATTCAGCTAACCGACCGTGACCGCGAAGGCGTGGTAAATGAAAGTGTGCTGACCATTGCGCTTTCGGATAGCACAAGCCAAATAGACGGTTATTTAAGTGCGCGTTATCGCTTACCGTTGCCGACAATCCCGCAAAATCTCACCCGCATTTGTTGTGATTTAACCCGTTACCGCTTGGCGAGCATGTCGGAAGTGACGATTACTGACGAAATTATCACGCGCTATAAATTGAGTTTGAAAGAGCTCGAAGACTTGGCGGCTGGGAAGATTTCGCTCGGTATAGACATTGAGGAAGACCAACAAAGCGACGGCAATGTGGTGATGTTTACTAATCCGAACAATAGGATTTTTGGACGTGATAACCGAAATTGAAAATGCACTGGTTGACCGCTTGACACGTGGCTTGGGACAGCTTGCTAATACCGTGAAAAGCTATGGTGGTGAGCTGGACGACGAAAGCCTGGGTACGGGACGTTTGCCTATGGTGTTGGTGACGTTCGGCGGTGCGCGAATTGAGCCGATGGGAGTGCGCGGCACAGCGTTCCGCACCTCTTCTAAATTTGTGGTCATTGTGGCGGTGCGCTCATTGCGCAGCAACCAAGCTGCACGACAAGGCGGGGTGGATAAACGCGAGGTTGGTGCGAATCAGTTGATTTATGCGGTGCGCCGCTTGCTGGATACGCAACGCTTGGGCGGATTAGTTAAGCCGTTAAAACCGCTGGCGATTCGGACGTTGTTTAACAATGCGCAGTTTCGCACTGAAAAAGTCACGGCTTATGCCATTGAGTACGAGGCGGCGTTTGATGATATCGCCCCTCTGGAAGACGGTTTGTATCCGGAAAAAACACAAGACCCGGCTAACCCTGATTTTGTGTTTACCCATTATGCGGCCGAACTCTCCCCGGTGTCGCCAATCCTTGAGCATGTGGACGGCAAATTATATGACCCGAACAACAATGCCGAGGTCGGATTTAGTGTAAAAACAAAGGATAAAACATGATTGTAAAAGCAACTCCAGGGGTGAAAGTCCCTTTAGAAAATCAGCCGCACGCCTACATCGAGCAGGAGCCGGTTGAAGTAGAAAATACAGTCTATTATCAGCGCAGAATCGCTGATGGTGACTTAATCGAAGTGCAACCAACCCGCAAGCAAAGAGGTACAGGCAATGACTAACATTGAATTTGAAAAAATCCCGAATAGCTTACGTAAACCGGGTGTTTATACTGAATATAACGCTAAAGGCGCAGTGACAACCTTGCCAACGAATGAGCAAGAAGTGCTAATTGTTGCGCCGATGATTGGTGGAGCAACCGCATTTACCCAACCCGTGCGCGTGTATTCTGACCTTGATGCAGCAGAAGTATTCGGCGCAGGTTCGTGGGCGCATTTGATGACGCGCATGGCGATTACTAACAACTCCTTGATCCGTTTATCTGTGATGGGGTTAGCGGATAGTTCTTCTGGTGTGGCGGCAAGTGGTAGTTTAACCTTAACCGGTACTGCAGCAAGCCAAGGTGTTATGACAGTAACCATTGCCGGTATTGATTACAAAGTGGCGGTGGCAACGGGCGAAAAATCCGATGCGGTGGCAGCGCGCTTGAATGCAATCATTAATGGTGCCACAGATTGCCCAGCAACATCAGCTGTAAATGAGAGCACGATTACGCTTACGGCAAAATGCAAAGGTGAAATTGGTAATGAAATCAACTTGACCGCAACCAATACGGCTAAAGATATGACTATTAGTGCCACAGCATTTGCTAGCGGCGCAGAAAATGCGGATTTAGCCCCTGCATTAGCAAGTGTTGCCGGTACGCATTATCACATCATTATTTCGCCGTTTGCGGACGATAAAAACGCCAAGGCCTTGCGCGAACATTTAGAGTCCGTGTCCGCTCCGTTAGAGAAAAAACCTGCTATCGGTGTGTTAGCGTGGCGTGGGTCAATGGCAACCGGCACAACTTATACCGAAAAAATCAACAGTGAGCGTATCACTTGCGGTTGGTATAAAGGTGCAGTCGAATCTCATGCCTTGATTGCTGCTGGGTATGGCGCAGTGATTGCAGGCGAAGAAGACCCGGCGCGTCCGTTAAATACCCTTGAAATTAAGGGCTTGACCGAAGTTGACCCGACACAAACGCCGTTATTGACCGAAGCGAATCAGGCGTTATATCACGGTTTAACCCCGATTACGGTAGTTAATCATCGTGTCCGCATTATGCGTGCAATCACGACTTACACCAAATCGGCAACCAATACGGATGACCCGAGCTACTTGGATTTAACCACCATCCGCACGCTGGACTATACGCGCAAAGCCATTGAACAGCGTATCGAATTACGTTTCCCTCGCGCCAAATTGTCTGCGCGTACACCGGATAAAGTGCGGTCAGAAATTCTGGATGTTTTGTTACGTCTGGAAAACGAAGAAATCTTGGAAAATGTGGCACAGCATAAAGCGAAATTGTTGGTGAAACGTAATGGCGTTGACCCTAACCGCTTAGATTGTGTCATCCCGACCGATGTGGTGAACGGATTACATATTGTCGCTAACCGTGTTGATTTGATTTTATAGGAGGCGTAAATGGCCCAAGAATTTGCCAGTTTAGGCATTGTCGAAGTGGACGGTCAAGAGATTGACTTAACCAAGTTAGATGTGCGTGTTACCACCGGTCGCAAACCGGTGAAAACTATCAACCGCAAAGGACGTGTAAAAGGCTTTGCAAAAGGCATTACCGAATATGCATTATCACTCACTGTTGTTGTGCCGTTAAACGCGGCAGAGCCTGATTGGGATAACGTGACAGATGCCAAAATTACGGTAGAAGAAGAAAACGGTAAACGAATCTCATACATCGGCTGTTTTACCACCGAAACCGGCACAAGCTATACCGTAGATAGTGAAGAAGTGCGCGATTTGCAAATGGTAGCGTTAGACAAGGTTGAAGAATAATGAAAATTCGTTTGAAACTTGGCGTGCTGTATAACGGCACGCTACATCATGACGTGTTAGTCAAAATTTTGACCGTGGGTGGTGAATGCCAAGCGTTGGAAGTTATCAGTGACCTTGGGTTAAGCGAAAAAGAAACGTTAAACACATCGGAACAAATGCTGGTTGACTTAGCGTATCTGGCACAGCAAGTAGAGTTTGATGGTATTCCGCGTGAGGCGGTGACTCCGGTATTCTTGCTGGATAACCTTGCTACTGATGATTACGTATTGATTAACAACGAAATTAATCAACTACGAAAAAAGCGCATGGGCGTTTCGGAAAACCCGGAGACGGCAAGCGAAGCGTAAAAAAACGCAATGTCAGCGAGGTGTGGCAGGCGTATGAAAACTACCGCTCGGCAACGATTTTGCTGGGTAAGTTTGGATTTACTGCGCAAGCCGTCTGGAATATGTGTCACGCGGAAGTAAGCGCATGGATTAACAGCTATTTAGCGAGTCAAGGCGCGAAAACCCAACATAATACCGACGAATCTACGACGTCCTATACATTTAAGCGTCGTAAAAATAAGGGGGCGTAATGCCCCTTTTTTATTGCTGTTAAATTACGTTTAAACAGGTTTAAAAATGGCAAATATGGATCTCTCTTTAACACTCAAAGCGAAAGACTACGCCAGTGGCGTGGTGAAAAGCGTGGAAAACAGTGTTAGCAAATCAACCAAAAATATCGAAAATCAAGCCCAACGCAGTGCCACCACGCAACAAAGAGCGATGCGTCAAACGGCACAAGTGACGGAACAAAGCTACCGCCAAATCCAACAAGCGGCACGCAACCGCGAAATGCTGGGTGTGCGTAGTGAGCGCAGTATCCAAACCGAAATCAACCGCACTCGCGCGGCATACGACCAATTAAAACGCAGTGGTATTGCTTCCGGGCGCGAATTAGACCGCGTCGCTGTGGCGACTAAACGCCGCATTGCGGAGTTAAATGCGGAAATGGGCAAAGTCTCCATGGGGCAACGTTTGGGCAATATTGGACGTGGCGTTGCTGGTTTGGTTGCAGGCGGAACGGCGGCGGGCATGGTGTTGGCGCAACCCATGAAAAAACAAATGGATTATGACCGCTCTCTCGCGATGACGGCTAACACCGCATTTGCCGAACGTGACGTGGCGGGACGTATCGCAGGTAAAGCAGAACTGAATAATGCCGTAAAAAGTGCGGTAGAAATTGGTGGCGGCACCAAGGAAGACGCCTTGGGTGCATTGGATACTATGCTTGCTAGTGGCGCAGTAAAAGCCGATACCGCTATGAAATTGTTACCAACGCTACAAAAAGGCTCCACAGCCACTGGTGCAAGCACCGATGACTTGGCAAAAATCGCCATTTCGGCCATGCAACAGTTTGACATCAGCGAAGATAAAATTGGCGAAGTGTTAGACAAAGCCGTGGCCGCAGGTCAGGCAGGTAACTTTGAATTAGCGGATATGGCGCGTTGGTTGCCGAAACAAATGGCGGCGGGGAAATCTGCCGGCTTAAGTGGTATGTCTGGCTTTGAAGCGTTATTGGTAGGAAATCAACAAGCACGTGTAACCGCTGGGACATCGGACGAAGCGGGAAATAATTTTGCTAACTTGCTTGCTAAATTAACCTCCAAAGAAACCAATGAACGTTTTAAAAATTTAAAGATTAAGGGTAAAGACGGCCAAGAACATGGTGTGGACTTTATTGCCTCCATGGAAGCTCAAAAGAAAAAAGGTAAAAACTCCATCGAAGCCTTTATGAGCATTATGGATCAGGTGATTGGTCAGGATGGTAAATACCAAGAGCTACAGAAAAAACTCAAAGGCGCAAAAAAAGAAGACCAAGCAAAATTGCTAGGTGAAATGGCGAACTTGGTAGAAGGCACCGCTATTGGGCAAGTTATTTCTGACCGTGAGGCATTAATGGCGTTATTGGGTATCCGTAACAACGTGAGCCTCGGAAAAGAAGTAAAAGAAAGCCTGGATAAAAGCGAAGGTGCAGTGGATACCTCTCATGCTGTGATTAAAAATACCAACAGCTACAAAGTGGAAGACGCGAAAAATAGCGTGGATTTTGCCCAAATGGAAGGGATGAAAGGCTTTAATGACGCTTTGGGTGATGTAAGCGTAAAAATTGCCGAATATGCAAAATCTTATCCCGATTTAACTGGCAAGATTGTGACCGCCGGCACGGTGGTTGCGGCGTTAAGTGCTGCAGCTATTACTGCGGCGGGGTCTTTGCGATTATTGGGCGGGAAAGGCGGTTTAGGGCTTGGTGTGGGTGATGCGTTAAGCAAGGGGGCGGGAGTGACCGGTTCGGCAGGTGGCACTGCAGCTGCGGCGAGTACGACAAAAATGGGACGTCTTGCTAAGTTTGGGCGAGGCGGCTTGCCGTTGTTGGTGTTCGGCGCAATGCTCGAAGGGTCGGAAAATTATGCGCCTTATATGGCAAAACAAGAAGAACGACAAGAAACCTTGGATGCCGCAACGAAAGACGCAAAACAGAAGTTCTACGCAGCAGCCTATCCAAGCAAATCGGTGTTTCAGTATGCCCCGCCTGTCCCAGCACCTGAAAAGTCAGTTTGGTCTTTAGCAAGTGGCGGTTATGCACTTGGTGACGCGGCAAAACGCAAAGAGATTGCCGATGAGCGCTTAAAGCGCGGCACATTAACACAAGATGAATACAACCGCCGTGTGCAAGTGCCTGACTATAAAGCTGAATTTCAGCAGTTGGGCTCGACTATCAGCGAAGGTATGAAACAAGCAGTGGAAAGTCAAAATTTCACCATTCAAAATCAAATTCGCGTGGACTTAGACGGTCGGACGATTGCCGAAAGCACGTCCGAAAACCAATACCGAGAACTTAAACGGGGGTAAAAATGAAAGGTTGGACAATGCCAATCCAGCAGGCATCTTATCGCGGTGTGCGGTTTGATGTGGTGAGTGTGGATGATAACTTAGAGCGCGCCACCATTATGCATGCGTATCCATTCGTAAACGGGGGCGATATTGAGGATTTAGGTTTAAATCCGCTCACCATCCAACTGCAAGCAGTGTTTTATGGTGAGGGATATTACACTTCATTTAAACGTTTTTTATCCGCCCTGGAAAAACAAGGTGCGGCGGTATTAGTGCATCCGATTCGTGGCCGCTTGCAAAATATGCTTTGTACCTCGGCTTATTTTCACCATGAAGCGGATTTTGTGGACTATGTGACAGTTAGTCTTAGCTTTCAAGAGGCTATACCAGCAAAACCGATCTTTCTGTTTAATTTTTCTGTGCTTGGGTTGATTGATGAACTATTAACCAAACTCGAAGACTTGGTAGATGATGTATTGGAGCTATATGGCACCTTTATGGAGGGGATCTCTTTTGTCGCTAATGTCAAATCACGCTTATTAGGCTCGTTTGGCGCGCTTTATGGCTGTTTTGAGCAGGTGCGCGATATGTTTGACATGGACAAAAAAAAGCATGCTATCTCAGTAAATACACCGACGTCTAAAGAGGCGTTTAAACAACAAGGTGGTAATGCCGTGCGTGAGATAGCGAGCATTATTCGAGATGGCTTAACGGCTATTGCCAACCGTGATGACCTAACCGTGCGAGCAAAATTTGATGAGGTCACTCGCACCGTGAAAAGCCTATTAGAAATTGCACCGAATTTAAGCAATGGCAAAAACAGCAAATCAAATACCCTGAAATCATTAACGTCATCCTTGACCGCACAAGATACCAAAGAAATCTTCTGTGTAGTACAGTTGTTGGCGACGGCGACTGTGTTAAAAATCGCCACGCAGTTTATTGAGGACGATTCGTTGATCCCATCCGAAATTGATTACATCGTGACGGAATCGCGCTTGCAAGCCTTGGCAACGTTGAATACCGTACGTGCGTTGGTGCAGGCGGAGCAAAACGCGATGACATTACATTACGTCAAAGATGATTTCGGTTTGATGTCATTGCACGCAAAAAAACAAACAGGCGCAAGACAACTGCAAACACCGAACACGGGGCTTTATACACAAGCCTATAACACAGCAGAAAAACTGCGTCAACAAAGCCATAAATTAACGCAGTTAGCCTTGGCAGCGATTAACCGCAAACCGCCTTTAATTATTCGCACGGTGGAATTTGATAGCACGATTCAGCAAGTGGCACATGCCTTTTATGGCGACTACACCCGCGCAGGTGAGCTGTTGCGCCTGAATCCGCAAATCCGTTACCCTAACTTTATCGCACGTGGCGAGGTGCTCAATGGCTACGCAAAATAACGGCTACCCGTTTAACAATGAGATTGTGGTTGAGATTGACGGCAAACAGCACAAAAACTGGAAAAGCTACGACATTGACAGCGATTTCTTGATTCCCGCGGACGCGTTCAATTTCAGCATTGGTGTGCCGTCAGACAATACCGTGCTGGCGGATTATTCCGGCAAAACCGCAAAAGTGCTGATTAACGGCGAGCTCGTACTAACAGGCATTGTTGACACTACACAACATTCCATTTCAAAAACTGACCGCACTTTTAGCTTAAATGGGCGCGATAAAGCGTCTATTTTAGTGGATTGCTCCGCGCCGATTACCAACGTTAAAGGATTGACGGTGTTAGATGCGATTAAAAAAATTGTGGAGCCGTTAGGCATTAAAAAAGTCGAATTGCGTGCCGAATCTAATCCAACATTAGATAAAGTTGACATTGACATTGGTGAAACCGCGTGGAATGCACTTATCCATTGTGCTAATTCGGCGGGGTTGCACGCATGGTTTGATCCTGCCGGCACGTTGATTGTGGGCGGTGCGGATTACTCTACGCCTCCGGTGGCGACATTGTGTTGTGCGAAAAACGGCAAACGCAACAATTTTACACAGGCAAGCATGACCACCGATGTGTCACAAAGTTTTTCAGAAATCACCTTTTTAGCGCAACGGCACGGGCGTAGCGGTGACGACAACAAGAACGATCTGAAATGGGTGTTTAAAGATGATGCTGTTGAGACCTACAAGCCGAAAACCGTGATTGTGCCGGATGTGGAAAACTTAGAAGCTCTGAAAAAATGGGCAAAGAAATACATTTCGGACAGTATTTTAAACAGTTTTACTTTGACGATTACCGTGCCTGACCACAAAACACAGGACGGTGTGTTATGGACGCCTGGGCAACGGGTGCATGTGATTTGTGAGGAATACGACATTGACGCGATTTTCTTTCTGATGGGCCGTCGTTTTGCCTTGAGCCGACAAGGCGGCACAACCACGGAACTGCGCTTAAAACAAGACGGTGTGTGGACGCCTGACGCTTATACAAATAAATCGAAAGAGGCGCGTAAGCGCAAAGGTAAAAAAGGCAAGAAAAATAAAGGCGATTTGATTGTATTGGATGGGGATTAATATGCGACGATTGGGACAAGTAATAAAACAACACACGGAAAGCGCCTTGGGCGCGGTACGCCAAGCCTTTCGCGGAAAGTTGAATTTAGTCAAAAGTGCGGACAATATCCAAAAAGTGCAGGTATCCGGATTAGCGGACGAAACCTTACAAGACGTGGAGTTGATGCAACAATTTGGCTTAACATCCGTGCCACCTGCCGGCACTCAAGTGGTAGTATTGCCCATGGGGGGCGAAACGACCCACTCTATTGTGATTGCCACAGAAAACGGTTCTTTTAGGGTTAAAAATTTAAAATCGGGCGAGACCGCTGTTTATGACGAAAGCGGAAGCACAATTATTTTAAAACAAGGTCGATTAATCGAAATTGATTGTGATATATTAAAAATAACCGCCACCACTAAAGTTGAGATCAGTAGCCCGATTGTTGAGACAGACCATGTATTTACTGCCCAAGGTCAAATCAACGGCAACGGTGGCATGGCTGTTCAGGGCGGTTCTGGCGCGTCATTTACTGGTAACGTAACGCAAACAAAAGGTAGCTTTACTACTGATGGCGACGTGACTGCCAACGGTACATCCCTTGTCAGCCATACCCACCGCGGGGATAGCGGTGGCGTAACCGGACAACCTCAATAATCCCAAATTAAAGGCGGTGTGGAACTCTCTCCCCGCCTTTTTCTTTCCCCTTTCTTTTACTCTGTCAGCATGGACAGAGAAATCAGCCCGCTTACCGGGGACTATACAAATTCGCATATCAGTACACTGCAAAATGCTGTGTATATCAGACTGACTACACCTTTAGGCTCGTGGTGGGCAAATGGGCGTGTAGGTTCTCTGCTCCATACTATTCAGCGAGAAAAGGATTTAAGCCGTGTGGGCATGTTGGCACAACAATACGCCGAAGAGGCATTGCAACCGTTACTTGATGACGGTCGAGCCAGCGAAATTGTTGTTACTCACGAACAACCACACAACGGCAGAGTGATTCTTTCTATTTCTGTAACTGACAGCCGGGGCGAACAATACACTTTTAAACACCCCGTAAACGTCATTTAAAAGGTGTTTAAATCGTGTTTATAGTGCCAACTCTCGAAGAAATCCGTGCCAGTATTCTGCGGGATTATCAAACTTATTACCCAAATGCCGACACGTCCGAAGACAGTGACGCTTATGCCCGTGCCAGTAGTTTAGCGGCATGCGCAGAAGGGATTTATGCACACCAAAAATGGCTGATTAAACAGTTTTTTCCAGACACGGCTGACACTGAATTTTTAGAAAAACACGCAGGGTTACGCGGTTTGCGCCGACGAAACGCCACTTATGCAGCAGGCAAAGGTGCTACTGTTAGTGGTAATCCTGATGCAGTGATTGCCGTTGGTTTACAAATCAAAACCGAAGATGGACGTTTTTACGAAACAACAGAAAGTGCGGTGATTTCCGCTAGTGGTTCTGCGTTAGTTGCGGTGCGCTCCCTTGCTACTGGCGCGGTACAAAACATTAAAACTGCTACAAAAGGATCGTTTATGGCAGCGCCTGTTGGCGTGAGCACGGATGTTGTACTAAATGACGTGGTAGGTGCGACCAATGCCGAAAGCGATAGCTCATTGTTGGAGCGTTTGCTTAATAAAATCCGCCGACCTGCTGCAGGTGGCAATAAATACGATTACAAAGACTGGGCACTAGAGGTGGATGGAGTTGAACAAGCGTATGTTTACCCGCTACGCCGTGGGCTTGGCACAGTAGATATTGCGATTACGGCCGATAATGGCGTGCCAAGTGATGACACGGTACGTCGCGCCCAAGAATATATCGACCAAGAGCGCCCGGTAACCGCAAAAGAAAGCAAAGTCGTTAAACCTGATGTGACAAAAGTCAACTTTAACATCCAGGTTAAAATCAGCGGTGTGGCATTAAATGACATTAAAACCGCCATTAACAATGCATTACGGGATTATTTTAACGGTTTAATCCCTGGGGATGACTTGATTGTGTCCCAATGCGAAGCGGTGGTGAATAACTTAATCGGTGTGGTTGACCGCCGTTTTATTGCGCCAACAGCTAACCAAAAAGCGGATATTGTCAACAAAATTGAATGGTTCCGCCTTGGCGAGGTGACTGTGACGGAGATGGCTTAATGCAACACGCTAACGTATTGAAACAGCTTTATCCGCCCGTGAGTTATAACATCAATGGCGAACACTTTATCGCACAATGTGAAGTGGACGGTAGTGCATTTGACCGCTTACAACAAAGTGCAGAAGAGGTATTGGCCGCAATTGAGCCCTCCACCTCAAACCAAATGTTATCCGATTGGGAGCGTATTTGCGGGATTAAAACGGATTTAAGTAAATCTTATCAAGAGCGCGTTAAACGTGTCATCGTACAACTTAATGCCGTTGGCGGCTTGTCTATCCCATACTTTACCCGCATCGCCGAAAGTATCGGTTATCAGATCCAAATCAAAGAGTTTTCGCCCTTGCAAAACGACCTGCCTAATCCAGGTGACTTGGTGCAATTTCGCAATGAGCCCCGCGAGAGCTTGATTTATATGTGGCGGGTGACAGTGTTAAACGGTGACGACAATATTGTGTATTTCCGCGCTGGAAGTTCGTTTGCCGGTGATCACCTGGTCGAATTTGGTGATCCAATAATTGAAGAGTTCTTTAGAGACTTAAAACCCGCGCACACATACTGTTACTTTGCATATCAATAGAGACCAAAAAAATGAAAACGTTACTACCCGAAATTAATTCCGCTGACAAGCGCTTTCATGCTGGCAACCCAGCAACAGGTGAGCAAGGCACACGCGTGACAGACACGTGGCTAAACGATGTGCAAGACCGCGTGCGAGACATGCAAGCTGAGGCGCATTATGTGTTAGAAAAAGCCGGATTTACTCCGAAACAAGAACAACAAACGCAACTATATCAAGCGATTGTGAAAATCATTGATGACAACCGCAAAAAAGCCTCTACAACGCAAAAAGGCGAGGTGCAATTAACTAGCGACACGGGGTTGGATAGCGAAGAACTAGGATTAACAGCAAAAGCGGGTAAAAAACTCGCGCAAATGATTGCGGTTGTGCAACTTGCTTTAAATAACTATATCCCGCTTAACAAACGCTCATCATCAGTTAATAGTAATGACGAAAATAATGTAGCGACATCAAAAGCAGTAAAGACAGCTTACGATAAAGGCGTTGAAGCCAAAAATGCGGCAGATAATGCTCAACGTAGTGCAAATGCAGCAAATGATAATGCAAATGGCCGCGTGTCTAAATCGGGCGATACGATGACAGGCAGTCTTGCCATTACAGGTAGTCAATCTGGCGGTTTTGCCAATGGGCTTATGCTTAAAAATAAAGCTGGCGGTCAAAATACAAGTGTGTTTGTTGATTTTTATCAAACAGACAATATCCCTCGCGCATCAATGTGGATGAGAGATGCAGGTAATAATTCAACCCAAATTGAATTTCTCAACACGCCAGAGGGGGCAAATTGGTATATAGACAGCCGACAAAATGTATTTACGATTACATCATCTGGTAATTTGTGGAGCCGCCAATACGGCTGGCTGCATGGCTATTTTGCCAAACAGGCGGACATCAACAATGTGTGGAGCGAATTAAATAACACATACAGAAAAAATAGATACAGAAGTCAATATTATCCGCACCATTATAACGGCGCAGCAGTGTTTGATGTGCCGGTGGCAGATAATGGTGTAATGCGAATTATTCTCATGAATGTAACAGTTTATGGTTACGCTAAAGTAAATCTACCGGAAGCATTTAACGGGAGCTGCATGGTGCAAGCTACCGATGTGGGTGGTGGACGAAAGGTAGTAGGGGCAAACATTCAGAATGGGAATGTGGTGGAAATTCACGCAGCAGGTGAAGTTGGGTTAAACATTTTAGCAATCGGATGGTATGGGTGGTAAATATGATGTTATTTAATATAGAAACAAGCACGTTCGCGCCTGATTATCTCGTAACAGATAATCAAAATTGGTTCGAAGTGAGCGATGAAGAAATTGATGAAATTTCAGCAAGCTTAACAGGTGGCGGTACAGTATGGGTTGAAAATGGAAAAATAAAATGCTCAGGCAAGGCTCCTAGTCCATTCCATGTGTTCGACATGAAAACAAAATCCTTTGAACCATCAAAGGAAAAGCAAGCCGCACTTTTAGCCGACACTCAAACTAGACTTATCGCCAACATCGACGAGTACGCAGCCAAAATCTACAGCACATGGACACGCTTTGAATCAGAATATCGTGAACGTCAAGCAGCAGCTGAAGCCTACAAATCCGCGAATTATCAAGGCGAGTGCAGTCGTTATATCACCGATTTTGCTCTACGTGCTGGGTTGGATAATAAGGCTGCGACAAATCTTATCTTAATGCAAGCTGCTGGGCTTGAGAAACTACTGGTTGAGCTGGCTAACCAGCGCATGCGTAAATATGAGCTCAAAGCGCCGGGTTTAACGCTTGAGCAAATGCAGGCAACTTATGATGACATTATTAAACAAATGGATCACTTGATGGAGGCTTATAACAATGGCTAATGTTTATTTGGCGCTTTATAAAGGCAAAAAAACAGGTCTTAAACCAGTCGCACTTTTGGCACGTTTTTCAGACTGGCTTACCCGTAAACTGACAAAAGGGCCTTACTCTCACTGCGAGATTGCAGTTGAGCGTATTGAGTACACATCAGGTCATCACTATGAGCATGAGCTCCATTATTACTGTTATTCGTCATCTATTCGTGATGGCGGGGTGCGTTGTAAAGAGATTGATCTCACCGAAAGAGATAAGTGGGATTTAGTATTGCTTGATGGTGTTAGCGAGGCCGAGGTTGAGTTTTATTTTAACTCTACAAAAGGGAGTAAATACGATTGGTGGGGAGCTGTCGGTATTATACTAGGTATTAAACAAAAACGCAGTAAATATTTTTGTTCTGAGTGGTGTTTTAACGCAGTCACCGGTAAAACTCAAGGTTGGCGATTCAGCCCAAATCAACTAGCAGCGATCTTTAAAAAAGGATAAGGAAAATGAACAAATTAACAACCGAATATTTAAACAGTTTAGTGGACAACGTGGAATACGTTCATCAAGGCTTACTCACCATCTGTACCATTACTTTAAAAAATGGGTTTCAGTTAGTTGGCACAAGTGCTTGCGTTAGCAAAGATAACTACGATGTACAAATAGGCCGAAATATCGCCTACGAAAACGCATTTGCTAAGTTATGGGAGCTGGAAGGCTACGCATTAAAACAACGTATCTACGAAAGCCAAAGCACAGATGTTACATTGCGCAATGGCAATAAAGGAAAAGTTGTATATACAAGCCCATTTGGCAAATTATTAATCGTTGAGCATAACGGTGATGAGTTACCACCTAGCCACTGGCATAATGCGGATGGTACGTTTTATGCAGATTGTACAAGTGATTTAGATGTAGTTCAGGAATAAAGACGGCGACACTATCTGTGCGGGAACACGGATAATGCCAGCTAAGCAGAATAAGCCTGCATATAGCTATATGCCGCCTACCTCGCGAGGCAGGCGGTATTTTAACAAAACCGCTAAAAATGGGAAAGTATATGCAGAATTTAAAAGAGATCCGTTGCCAATGTTGCAACAAATTATTGGCAAAAGTCGGCACAGTGAAACATTTAGAAATCAAATGTAGTCGCTGTAAAACCATTAACCATATTAATTAACTTGATTTGAGTGTCGGAGTGTCAAGAACACCGGAACGCCATAGATAAGAAGGAAAAAAACTATGGCAAATCAAGCCAAAAGAAACTTTAAGCAAGCCCCATTACCGTTTGTCGGTCAAAAGCGCAACTTTTTAAATCACTTTAAAGCGATTTTAAACGAGCGGATTCCGGGTGATGGTGAGGGCTGGACGATTGTTGATACGTTCGGTGGCTCAGGCTTGCTTAGTCATACTGCAAAACAACTCAAACCGCGCGCCCGCGTGATTTACAACGACTTCGACGGTTACGCCGAGCGCATTAAGCATATCGACGACATTAACCGCTTACGTGCGCAAATTGCGGCGTTATTAGTTGATGTCCCACGTCAAAAACGTATCACCGACAAAGCGCTCAAGGCGCAGATTATTGACACCATTAAAGCGTTTGACGGCTATGTTGACCTTGCCACGCTAACTAGCTGGCTGTTGTTTTCCGGGCAACAGGTCGGCACGTTTGAGGAGTTATGTGCCAAGGACTTTTGGCATTGTTTACGCCAGTCAGACTACCCATCTGCAGACGGTTATTTGGACGGCGTAGAGGTGGTGTCCGAGTCGTTTCACACGTTGCTCCCACGCTTTAGTGCCGACTCACAGGCGATATTTGTACTTGACCCGCCCTATCTTTGCACTAAACAAGAGAGCTACAAGCAGGCGCACTACTTTGATTTAATCGACTTCTTACGATTAGTCAACATCACACGTCCGCCGTATATCTTTTTTAGTTCGACTAAATCGGAGTTCGTGCGGTTTATTGAGTACATGCAGCAAGATAAGGTGGATAACTGGCAGGCGTTCGACGGCGCGCAGAGAGTGGCAATCAAGACCACCCTCAACTACCAAGGCCTGTACGAGGACAATATGGTGTACAAGTTCTGATGTCGCCGACATTAATGTCGGAGAGATAATTCAAAAGCCCTTTAAACATAGTTTAAGGGGCTTTTAAAAATAGTCGTTAAATTGCACGACTCATTGCTGACAGGCAGACAAAACGGTGGCATTTTAATGTTGCCGTTTTTGTTTTTAAGGTATAGTGATTGTACGTAAAAATTAGCGGTTAATAGTAGGTCTTTATTTTTAGATTTGACGTAGCGTTATCTTATATAATTGCATTTTTATTTGCATAGGTGAAAAAAATAAATCTATGCAAATAAAAATACTGGTTTATGCAAATAAATTTGCGCGCTTACATACGTCGTCTGAAATCGTTGATAAATTGATTGAAATTGCGTTGTAAGGCGTTTAAATCGGGATAACCGCCGCGCTCACTGACTTTGTTTTCTAGGTTTAAATAAAAGGCTTCGGTGTCGAGATAATCGGCATCCACCAAGCAAGAATAGAGCATTCGTGTGAAGAAGGCGTAGGAGAAAAAAGGATGATGCGCGTCGGCTTTGAGTGGCGGTGCGGATAGATTTTTGGGGAGCTTGATTTCTTGTTGCCACAGGTTATCAAGAGCGGGAATATCTGCGCCGAATTGCAACGCCAAACGCTGTTTTAACGTGCGGCGGTTA